AAGCGAGAGATTCTGACGCAGTGGGTCAGCTTCCGGCCCGATAAGGCTACCGCGGTCAAGCTGGGCACCCTTTTCCACATCGCCAAGTCACACGGCTGGACCAGACCCCTGCCCGATGCGTCCGAGTTGTTCAGCAAGATTGAAGTGCCCGTTATGGAGCCGATCAATGTACTCGACGGTTTGCGACCCAAGCCACCCGAGATGGACCTGTCTTTGTGGCCCCACATTCTCAAAACCCGATCTACCGAGATTTCAGAAAGCGTGGGCTGTGACCCTTTGGTCCCTTTGTTCGCTGGGTTGGCCGCTGTCTGCGGGGTGATTGACGCCCGCATGCGGCTGGAACTCATGCCGGGGTTCAAGGTGCCCCCGGTGCTGTGGCTCATGACTTTGGGCGACCCAGCGGACAAGAAGTCACCCGGCTCTCGACCCATGCTGTCGCCCTTGAAGAACATCGAGGCAGAGGACCGGCCCCGCTACGGCAAGGAACTGCTCGACTGGGAGGGTAAAGAGGCGGCTTACGCTGCGGCAAAGAAGGGCTTCCTCGAGTGGTCCTCCTCACCCGATGCCCTGCTGGGCGCCGATCAAGCCCCGATGGTCCCCGAGATGCCACCCCAGCCGGTGCCCTTGAAGATCACGGTGTCCGACATTACGAGTCAGAAGCTGGTGCGCCAAGCAGCAGACCGGCCCCGCGGCCTGCTGTGCCACCTTGATGAGATGAATAGCTGGGTGCGCAAGCTAACAGACAAGACCAGCGGCGAGGACCGCAGCGCATGGGTTGTCAGCTACGAGTCAGAACACTACGAGATGGACCGGGTGGGCGCTGGGTCGATCCACTGCGAGAACCTGGCTGTGAGTATCTACGGCAATATCCAGCCCCAAGTGTTCAGGGCCAGCATCGGGCCATTGTCTGCCGATGGCCTGCTCCAGCGGTTTATCCCCGCTATCCTGCGCGGCAGCAAGACCAAACTGGGCCAGCCGATGCCGGATTACTTGACCAGTGCGGCAGCATGGGAGAACACCCTACGCCTGACCTACGCGCTGCCCGCACAGACCTACCAACTGTCCCCCGATGCCTACACCGTGTTCCGTGAGTTCCAGACATGGTACGAGTCGGCCAAACAGGACGAGCGGGTGCTAGACAGCGGACCTGAGTACATGACAGCGTTCGGTAAGCTGGAAGGTCTGGCCGGCCGGCTGATCCTGCTGTTCCACATTATCGAGTCCCCATTCAGTCCACAGGTTACCCCCGATGTTGTCAACAGAGTGATCTCGTTCGTGCGCGGGTACGTGATTCCCGCCTATCGCTACGCTTTGGGCGAGGTGGGCGGTGCAATCAATAACGACTTCGACCAGTGGGTGATTGACCACATTATCCAGAACAGCGCCGACATGACCATGATTGACCTGCGGACCTTGAAGCGGTCAGCGAGGCGTAAGCTGGACGGGAAGACCGAGTGGCAGAAGGACCAGATGGTCATGGACGCCATGCTGGTGCTGGAGCAGGCCGGCTGGGCGGTCAAGATCGAGGAGGAACTGCACAAACACCGCGCCATGTGGGCAATTAACCCAGGACTGTCCACCATGTTCAAAGACTACCGGGAGAAGGTGATTAAGGCCAAGCAGCGCCATGCGGATTACATCTACCGCTACGCCTACGACAAGGGCAAGGAGCGGAAAATTGTCAAAGGGTATGACCCTGACACGATGGAATGAAAAAAGCCCGGATAACCGGGCTTTTTACTGTCCGCTCAAATCTGGCTCGGGCTAGTGCAGTAGCCCAGTAAAAAAGCTACTGCAAGAAGCATGAATACCATTCCGATGCCCGCAAGCAGGGTGGACAGGTACTCCATGATTTTATCGAATGTAATGATAGGTTCGTCGTTGTTCATGATTGACTCCTTCAAACGGGATTTTTCGACATGACCGAATTGTCAATCGAATCGGTTGACCGGTGCAAACCGGATTTTTCGACATGGCCGGATTCTCCAGCCAAATTTTTCACCCGTCCCCGTTTGCGCGGGGTCACCGTGCTCACGGGCGGCAAAAAAGCGGAAAAAATAGCGGGCGCGAGTGCTTCGAGGGTGCCGAGCACGTCAACCAGGCGCACGGCCGCGGCGCTGGGCGCCCGGGTACCGGCCAGCCATTTGGCCAGGGTGAACACGGGCACACCCAGTAGAGCGGCGGCGCGGGTTTCATCTAATCCATGGCGGTGCATCAATGCCAATAATGCGGTAGCGTATGGGGTTTCGGGTTTCATTGTGTGGGCCTTTGTAGGGTCAAAAAAACCCCCGGGGTTTAATCCGAGGGGCTGGGTGCGGGGGTTATAGATCGAGAAAGTAACAAACAAGGGGGACCAAAACGGCCCCCAGAATGGCGAGGGCTAGAGCGATAATCAATCGATGCCCACGTTCGCGTCCGCTTCCTCGCCCTTTTCAATAGCGCCAAAAATCACGCTCTTGTCGTAGTCGCTGGTGATGCTAGGGGCGGGATAGTGGCCCGCCAGGCGCTCGAAACATCCTTGAAAAAATTGAACGTAGTCGTAGGCCGGCCCGTTACGCTGCTCCCACTGGGTTAGCGAATCGTCGCGGGCATTGTCTAATTCATTCTCTAAGGTGTTCACCTGCGCCTCAAGCTGGGCGATGCGGGCGAACAGTTCCGCAGCCATTGTGAAGCCTTCAGCGTAAGCGATGCGCTCCGCATCAGGCGCGGGTAGTGTCATAAGATCGAGTGGCATGGTGTCAGTCCTTTGCAAAACGGGCGATGAATTCTTGGGCGGGGTAAAGTGCTTTGGCGGCTGCTACCGCTTCGCGGCAAGTGCGGTAAGCATTGGTTGACCATGCATAGAACTGCTTAAGGTGCGGAACTGTTTTGGGTGCCCCTTTGCAGTAAACATGGATTTTGCGGGGGTAGACCTTGAAGTCGGTGAGCATGGTGTCATTCTCCAAAAAAGAAGTTGGCTGCATATTGGCAAAGGGTTTCGGACCTCGCGCCGAACCACTGGGTCCACGGGGTTCCCCAATCTTGATATTCCAGCCGTGCGCGGTATGGTTCGCCCCGGTTCAATTCGCCCACAATGCGGACCGCTGGCCCGCCGGTACAAAGCAGAATGCAAAACTCAGCGGCTTCGAAGGATTCGCCCGGACTAGCCCAGTCACTACGGACCTGAAAATCTAGGGCGCTTTCTTGGATTATTTGACGGGCCTCGCTTTCATCGGTGCAGTTGCCCGCGGCGGCTTCGAGTTGGGCCAGTTCTTCGCGGCCATAGTCGCTCAGGTCTTCGAGGTCTTCTTCCCGCAGTTCTTCGAGGCGGTCGTAGTCGCACTCGACCGCAGCTAGCATCCGCACAATGTCGGAATATTGCGCAATGGCTTGCTCTTCTGCGTGGTTTTCGGTTTTGGTTGTCATGATGTCAGTCCTTACGGGTTACGGGTTACAGGGAAAAGAGAAAAACAGTGACTAGGAAAACGGCTATCAATGCCAGAGCAGCGCCGGCAACAATGGCAAACCCGCTGGGTTCACGCTCGAGGGGTGCGGGGTGCATGTCGATATAGCGTAGGGCGTGGCGATGGTGTTTCATGGTGTGATTCCTAAATAAGGGGCCGGAGCCCCTGTTTTTTGATTACCAAGTGAACTCGGGGTTAGAAACGAGCTTGTATGCCATTGCAAACGCAATGATTGCATCTTGGCTCTTTTTTGTACGAGCTGCGCGGTACAGGGCACCAGCTGCGCGGGCAGCGGTATCAATCATGCCGGCATTGACATATCGCACGATGTTGACGCATTCACGGGTTTCTGACTTGTTCATGATGTTGATCCTTACATGGTTACGGGTTACAGGGTATCGGTTTTTCCGTCCGATGTGAGAATTGTACCCGCTGGGTTCACATTGTCAATAGGTGCGACGAAAATATTTACTAGGTGTTTTCCCTACCCGCTGGGTGTCTCTTCATGACGTGGCGTCAATTGCGCCTTTTGGCTCTGGGGGTTTGTTTTTTGACTTGCTTAATCCTTGTGCAATTCTGAAAGTATGTATTTTTTCGCCTTGCCTGCGCGAAAGGTGAATCTGTCGCCACGGTCCCAAAACACCCCCGAAACCCGTGTTTCCAGCCCGCTGGGTCGTTACTTCGCATTGATTCCATGACCCAGCGGGCGTAGTGCATTGACCCAGCGGGTACATGTACCCAGCGGGTTTACTGGGTGCAATCGACACCCGAAACCCAGCGGGTACACGTACCCAGCGGGTGCGCGGGGGTGCGGGTGCGCCTACCCAGCGGGTGCGGGGGTGCTGGGTGCCAGGGGTCGCCGGGGCAAGGGGAGGGGGTAGGGCCGGCGGGTTCGATGGCCCGGCTATGTAGGCATCACAAACCCCGTGAAAATTTTTTATAAAATCAGAAACCCAATGGGTGCAGTACATCCACGTTGCACATCTGCACCACCCGTGATAGCATCAGTATTACTATGAAACAAGAGAACTCTTCATTCGTAGGCACGGCTGTCGCCAGTGATCCCCAACTACCAAGCTGGCTGTCGTGCCCAGACCCCAAACCCTTGCGCCCTTCCCAGGCCGCGAGAGAACTGCTACACCTCGAATATGAGCAAATCTTCGAGCGAGTCATTGAAGACGTGTACCGTGGCCGGTCCCTGCAATCGTTGATTGAGGATGATCACCGGGTAAGGTCATACGAGGATTTCTTGCGCTGGGTCAAGCGTGAACCCACCCGCCATGAACGGTTCAAAGAAGCGCAGGAGATGCGCACCGAGTTTTTGGCCGGAGAAATCTTGGAGATTGCCGATGGGGTTGAGGCCATCGACGCCAACTCGAACGACACGGTGAACAGGGACAAGTTGCGCATCGACACGCGCAAGTGGCTCATGAGTGCGCACAACCGCAAACGCTACGGCGAGACTAAGCAGATTGAACTGGGTGGCACGATCTCAATCACTGAGGCGCTGGCACAGGCACAGGCTCGGGTGATTGAAGCCGAGGTGGTTGATGTCTCAGATGTAGCACCTCGACTGGAGAACAACTGATGCAGAAGATGCGGTATAGCCCGGAGGATGAGCAGACACTCATGGCGCAGCTTTGGAGTCCGTCTATCAAGGACGACCCCGAGGCGTTTGTGCTGTTTGCGTTCCCCTGGGGGCAGAAGAACACCCCCCTCGAGCACTTCAAAGCCCCTCGTGCGTGGCAGCGCAGGACGCTGCGCAGGATACGGGAGTTCATCAGGGACAACCGGGGGAAGTTGAGCAACGATGAGTTGATCGACGCGATGCGCAGAGCCGTGTCGTCGGGTCGGGGGGTGGGGAAGTCGGCACTGGTGTCGTGGCTGATCTTGTGGATGCTGACCACTCGCATAGGTAGCTCAGTCATCGTGTCGGCTAACAGCGAGAACCAGTTGCGTAAAGTGACGTGGGGTGAGTTGACTAAGTGGGTGACCATGAGCTTGAACGCGCACTGGTGGGAGCCAACGGCCACATCGTTGAACCCGGCGCAGTGGTTGACTGAGTTGGTCGAGCGTGACCTGCGTAAGGGCACCAGGT